CTACATGCTCTGCCGCCTGCATCAGTAGACAAATTGACGGTACCTCTATATCGTTGTTTAACTATATCTGCACTTGGTTTTGTTGCAAGCGTATAAACGCAAGATTGATTAGATGTTGCAGTTTTATCTTTGTCATATCGTTCAAATCCAATGTAGAATTGATTACCAGTTGCTACAGAAATTGTGTAGTCATAGTAATATGTTTTACCACTGGGATTTATCATTATATAAGGTGATCCACAAGATTGAACTGCTCCGTCAAACTGTATCTCACCTTGAGAATTTAATTTTGTGTAGTAACTATCGTTAGCTTCATACGTAGCTGTAATTCTAGTCGCAAGCAATTCTCTGCTCCCGTTTTCTACAACTTCGTATCCAACACCTGTTGCATTTTTACTGAAAGCAATAGCTTCTTCATAAATTCGCTTTATATCATCAGCAGATAATGCAGTAGCAAATAATTTGAAATCAGATAAACATCCACAAAACTTGTAACTAGTTGAAGTGTCCCATCCATTGAAGTATAAAGTTGTACCAGTTATAGCTTTATAAGTTTTAGCATTAGCTTTAAAATCACCGTCAATATACAATTTAGTAGTTGTACCATCGCCAGTTATTGTATAATAATGAAACTTATTATCAGTTATTGGAGATATACCAGCAAATGGATTATTACCGCTATCTCCAGTATTCCAACATACTGGATTAATAAGATAAAGATTCAATCTATTACCATTTGAAAATCCCCACATCATAGTGCCGGTAGAGGTTGACTTACCCCACCAAGAAAACGTATATGAATTTGCAAATCCAGATACAGATGGAAATGTTACTCTACAATAGCTAGTGTTAAGTGGAAATCTAGTTGAATACGAATATCTAGGTGTATCACTATCTGCCAATAAGTTATTAACTATTTCAAGATTATATCCATTGCCTGAATCATCTTTGATATAATTATCCCACCATGTCATATCCATTAACTTATTCCCAGCATAATATGCACCTGAAAAAGCTCGCCATTTTATGTATTTAGCCCATCTTAGACGATTTATAGTACTAGGTCTAAGTGTAGCAGTTTTAAGTGTCCAATCTTGTACACTAGATTCAGCTATACCTCCAAAAGGATAATAATAGGCTGCACCTTCAGTAGCTTGACATATTGTAGTACCTGCAGGTCTATCCTCACCAGTAAATGCTGAATTTAATGTTATTGTATTATTATCTTTATTGATATGACTTTTATCAGTTCTAGTTCCAAAAATAGGAGAATCTGCAGTATATTGCATATCTGGATAAATATATCCTGTACTATCTCTATATCCAAATATAGCAACATGATAATAATAATTTTCAGCAGTAGTCCATGCACTTAAATCAGTAGCATGAATTATTGTATCACCCTTCTTAAGTGGCTGAGCTAAGGTAGTGCGATATGCACTACCAAATCCATCAGGACAATTATGATATTGAATAAATTTCTTATCATAATCATAAGGATAAATAGACGGATAAAATGTACCAGTAGTACCTCCAGTAGTTTTTAAATATGCACTAATAGTATATACACTATACTTATTTATTTCTATGTAATCAGCTGTCATATTATCGCTGTAGAAACTGGCTTTAATTATTGGTTGATTAGGGGGGATCTCTGTAGTGGATATATTCGTTGAACTACTCCAGTGTTTCGCACCTAATTCCCCGTTACCATTCAATATAAGATTGTTCATATTATAAATATTATCAAACTTATAATGACACACAAGTCCATAGCTTAATTCTTTAACTTCAAGTGCTGAGAGGCAATGGTCGTAGAGTCTGAAATCATTGATATAAAAACCTCCAGTAGATATCTCATTAGCTATTGTAATAGTACCTGCTCTAATCTTCAATGGATGCGTAGTATTATTATATGTACCCTTCAAAACCCCATCTATATAAATCTTACCTTGAACGCCTGCACCATTAGCTGTATGTGCTAGTGTCCACAAATGCCACTTATCATAATTGAAATCCGTTCCAGGAGCTGCCCATTTCCATTGATGATTAGTATCATCCCATATTTTTATATTATGATAACTAGTCCAACTTATACTAGATGATGAGTTAGCTCCAGTATCTGCATTTATATCTGGTATAACAAACATTGATTCCCAAGCTGTAGCATCATTCATAGATGAAGGACAATTCATCCACCATGACATAGACCACTCAGTAGTTGTAACTAAGTTATGTGTAATAGTCATTTTATTTGTTTTATTAACTAGATAACATTTTCCTATCTTACCGTTTGTATCAATTACTCCACCAGCTACTGTAACATCGCTACTTCCCAAATTCCTTAAGTCACCATTAAGAGGTAACCATACTTTCAAACTCATTTACAGTTACCTCCTTTCCTATGCAAATACTAAACTTACTGATTCGAGTGAACTATTATATTGCCATTTAGCACCAGATGTATCAGCATTATTTCCACCAATTGTAATTGAGCCACCTACTACTAAATTTCCATTATTCATATATACTGCAGTAGATAAATTAGCACCTGAAGTAGTTGTAGCGGAGCCTGCATTACCTATTAAATAAGTCTTTGCAGTGGTAGCAGTTTGAGTTACTTTAGTATCCACATTAGGGTTACCTGGCAACGTAAATGTTTTTTGACCAACGGCAGTTGCATGACCATATGCGTCAATGCTAAAATATGGGACAGCAAAGCTTCCACCAAATGACATAGTTGTTGAGGTATTACCAGATATATTAGCTGTAGCTGTTAATGTAGTCTTATGTTTAAGTACTTTAGATTCTATTTTAAGACTATTATCTACGTTTGTAGCAGGTAAATATAAATCATCATGTTTATGTCCAGTGCCAGAATAATCTGCACTAGATTTAAAAGCCATTGTACCTAAACCTAAATCAGAAGAGGTAGGTTTATTTAATGTAGTATATATCTTTGCCCAACTATCCCAAGCTGTAGTTGCACCTTGTCTTACATATATACCAGAATTATTAAATGCAATTTCGTGTGAATTACCACCAGAACTATCTGACCACCCTCTTAAACCAATTAAATATGAATAACTATCAGTTGATGGAGAATTAATTGCACTATTATTCTTCAATCCCATAAACCTAAAATCATTTTTATAATCATAAGGCTTAGTAGCAGTTGCTCTTTGGTCTCCTATTGTAATAATTTGACTATGATTATGTGAAGCTGGAGCAGCACCTACATCTGAATAAGTATAAGTAGGCTTAGCCATAGCTTTAACAGTAAGTGCAACACCTTCAACAGTACCAACTGTAGAAACTGTGTTCCAAGCAAGTGTAGGATTATTATTAGTTACAGATACAGTTTTCTCAACACCTATGAAATCTGAGGAAGTAGGATTTGCACCAGCAGCTACAGTAAATTGGAATATAATCGAATCGCCTACCTCTAATGCTAATCCATAAAAAGTGCCTATCGTAGTTGCTACATACATATCACCTATTTCTTTAACAGGTGTTTTAAGTGCATCTGCGTTGCTTGGATCAAATCCACCCTTGAAATGCACTGCATTAGCTACTCTTTCATTTACATAAGCGGTTGTTGCAAGTCCAGATGTGCTAGGTATTTTTAAATTAGCAGTCCCAGCACTAGTTACATGACCAGCTGAATTAGTAGTAAACCATGGTACAATTGCATTACCACCAAAAGCAGGAGTCTGATTTGTAGATGAACCAAATGTTCCAGCTTTACCATCTGTAGGATGCGTATATACTGTATCTGTTAAAGCAACAGTAGTATTAGCACTACCATTAAATGTTCCTTTAGATGTACCATTTTGAGTAATAGTTAAAGTACCACTTGTTTTCTTCGCTTCTGCGACTGTAGCTCCAGATGTAATATATCCAGAATTATTTGTTAGATGACTAGTATGACTTGGTACTGTAATCGTAGCTGTAACATTTGCAGAACCATTAAATGTAACACTTGGTGTGCTAGGTGCCCCTAAAGCTTCTTTAATAGTTAAAGTACCAGTTGTTTTAGCCGCATTGCTTGCCGAACTTGCGGTTCCCGCATTAACAGCGCTTGCCGCAGTGCCCTGTATAGTATTCAAAAATCTAGCTGCACCGGTAACTATTAAATCACCAGCGGTTTCATCTGTTACATTTATAGTATCAAAATCACCATTATTAAGTGGACGATATGTAGAATAAGGTAATTGCTTCCAAGTAGATGTGCCATTACCTATCTTATACCAACCATACATAGAGGCGGGGCTTGATACATACCCCACCTCACCATTTTTAAGAACTGGATTGAGTGTATCCCAATCAGCAGAACTTTTATATGCAGATTGCAATCTGACTTTTATTGTATTATCTGCCATGACGGCAATCCTCCTGTCTAAGTGTTATTTATTATAAGTCTAAAATAAAATCTTTAAAAGTATGAAGCTCCACGAAAGAGCCTCCGCCGCTAAAAGATTCCTGCTTAATTCTCATGTATTCATCAGGTCTTGAGTAAACCCTATTAATAATCTCAGATTTACTAATTTTAAATCTAAAACAAATCTGGTCTACCAAATCTTTAATAAAAGGTATATTTTCCGGAAGAACTTCATCACCTATCCTATAATATCCAGCTTCCCAATAGAAGAAACTGTAAAGTAAAGTGGCAATACATTGTTTAAGGAAAAACTCTTTTAATTCGGGATTAGGTTTCTGAGGATTACTGCAATACATCTTAACTCCATAGAACCAAGGTTCAGTAGCAGAATAAATATAATCTCTTAAATACACTTCAATATAATAATGTTTTTCAGAAAAATAACTTCTACTTAATGAATTTGGTCTATAAATCCAAGTGTAAGCAAACTGCTGTCCTCTTAAATTTTCTTCAGGAATTGAATATTGAGCGTTCTCACCCAAGAGAGCAGTCATACAAAGAGAGTTAAAATACAAATCTTCGTGACTTTCAAGGTTTTCTTTAAAATGAATATTCTTCTCAATCAACCAATCAAGGTTGTACCAATTACCATGAAGCCAGGTATTACCATCAAATGTTCTACCATACCCGCCATGTGCATTAGGGTCTTGTGACTTATCAATGTATTTATCATCAATCCATTCATGGAAAATTGTAAATACCATTCTATGCTCACCTGTTTTAGCTATGTGGCGGGCAATCATATCAAATGCTCCCTCATCAAACGCATCATCGTTGTCGATAAAAGTAACCCACTCTCCAGTAGCATGAGCAAGAGCATCTTTACGAGTATTACCAGGACAATGTATATCACGCTCTTCTGTTTGATAATATTTAATATTTAATTTATCATAATATGGAGTTACAAGTTCCATAAAATTATCTGTTGAATTTCTATCTTCACAGATAATTACTTCAAGTTTATCCTTATCCCAGCCCTGTACTACAATAGAATCAAGCAAACGCTCAATCTCATTACGACAATTGTAAGCTGGAATAAGGACTGACATAAATGGACGTACTGCGGGCACCTGTTCCTGAGGCGCCTCACTAGCAGCGGCGTCCGCAATTTCTACAAAGTTTCCATCAATTATCTCTTCCATAATCCTTTTATCTCCTTTTATTTCTTTTTATATTAAGATGTAAAATTACCATCTAAAATTAATGTATTTGTAATAATATTACTTACTACTGTATTATTATCATTTAAAGTTACAGTTATTTTTGCATCATTAGTAGTATTTCCACTATTAGTATTAAACTGCCAAGCTATTGATTTAATATCTTTAGCACTTGTACCTAAACCAGCTGTACTAGGCATTTTTACATTAACTGTACCAGCTGTAGTAACATGACCTTTAGCATCTACTTTTATACTTGGAATAGCTACATTACCAGCAAATGATGCTGTTTGAGCTGCGCCATAAGTTCCAGCAGTTACACCTGAATTATCATGTGTGATAACATTATCTGCTGAAACACTAATAGGAGCAATACCACTAGGCTTTTTAGTTAAACCTTCAACTGCAGTAGTAGCAGAAACTACTTTGTTTAATGTAGTAACTTGAGCAGTTGTCATAACACCAGCTGCGCCTGTAGTAGCTCCAGGGATGGTAGTTTCAGCTTTTGCAGCACTAGTACCACTTGTTTGAATACCAAGTTTTACAGAAGCAGAAGCTGGAGTATTAGTAAAATTACTACTTGTTAAATATGTATGTTTATCTGGATTTGCAGGCATTGTTACAGTAAGAGCAGTACCTTCAACTGTACCAACTGTAGATCTTGTGCTCCATGCTAATGTAGGATTCTTATCAACAACAGATACAGAAGTTTCACCTTCAACCGTAATAAAATCAGCAGTTGTAGGAGATGTTCCAGCAGCTACAGCTTTTTGGAATATAATTGAATCTCCAACTTCAAATGCTATTCCTAAATATGTACCAACTGTTGTAACTGTATACATATCACCAATTTTTTCAGCTACTGATTTAAGTGTTGTACTTCCACCATCAATTGCACCATCTCCAGTAGCAGCAAAACCACCACAGAAATGTGTTGCATTAGCAATTTGACTGTCTACATAGGTTTTTACAGCACTTGCGCTTGGCAAATTAGCTGAATCTGAAATAGAATTAACAGTAGATGCAAAAGCAGCTGTACCAAAAGTAACTGTAGTATCATTTCCAGTATATCTATCAATTACTAATTGTCTATTAGATGAATTATAAGTAACGTCTTTTACATTTAAATTATCTAATTTGCTTTTATCAGCTGTAGACATAACACCTGCACCATTTGATGATACCCCAGGTATAGTTAAAACAGCGCTAGATGAATTGCTGTAAGAGCTGCCGCCCGCTCCATTATTAACTTTTAAATAAGTAGTTGCAGTAAATTTAGTACCATCAGCTGCAGTAGAAACTGGTGTAGCTAATTGATACAAATGATCTTCATTATCAAAGGATTGAGCTGGTAATTGAGCATAAGTATCAACACCATTACCAATTTTAATCTCTAATATTTTGTTATTATCATCAACACCATAACATACTTCACCAGAAAGTGGCACTATAGTACAAGTTGACCAAAAAGCAGTTGTATTATATGCACTTAGCAATCTGGTTTTTAATGTATTATCAGCCATTGTATTCCCTCCTTAATCGACTGTAAAGTTGCAATCAACAACTTCGATATCATGCCAGTCAGCGCCAGCACAATAATAATGTAATTCTTCTGAGTTCCAATAATATGTTAAATTTTTATTTCTTACAAAATATACTGTATTTTCATCCCCAACAGCTGGCAAATCCATTATTCTATCAACCTGCACAACCATCGCAGAATTCAAACAAACCCAAACTTCTTCAATATATTTATAAAGTTTTTGAGTTTCTTTTACAAAATAAAATTTATTTTTAGAAGGAGTAATAACATCACGTTCTCGCTCAAAATTTAAATCTACTATATCTGAGTATTTTTGTCTCCCTTGTTTATTATCAGAGACTATATAAGCACTATCACCATTCATTTCTTCTACAAGTATAAACTGACCATCTACAACAGGTATACTGTCTATCTTATTTACATTGGTACGTATTAATTTAAATGGCGTTCTTTTACTTACCATTATTATTCTTCCTCCTTCTTTAATTACTATATATTAATCAAAAACCAATCTATATATTTTTATACTTTTGACCATTTTTATTATAACATAAATTTTCAAGTTATACAACCTCATTCCGCCTCATAAAGTTGCAATTGAAAAAAATCAAAATTTTTGATATAATATAATTGTAAAAAATATGAAAGGAAATAAAAAAATGGCAAATAAGAAAATTACTGAAGAAGAACTTAGCAATCTACTTAAAAAGTCAATGATGTTTGATAAGTTTCTAGCTTCAATTGATTATAGTAACAAGAGAGATATGGAATTGCTAAAGCCAATAGTAGCTATGCGGAATGATGTTGAAGTCAATGCAGACTTATTTTTCCTTGTCAAAAGTTATCCTGATGCTTAACTTGACAAACATAAAATTTTATGATAAACTATAATCAACAAAAACATTTAAGTCAAAAAAGGAATGAGGTGTATATAAATAATGAAAGATATAATTATTATAAGTAATAAAATTAAATGTAATCATTGCGGAGATGTGATTGAGAGTACGCACGTTCACGACTTCAAATATTGCTCTTGTAAAAGAGTCTTTGTTGATGGCGGGCACGAGTATATGAGGCGTGGCTTTCAAACAAAAGACGACTATACTGAATTAAGTGAGTATAGAGAAGCAACATATGCAGATAAAGCAAAAGAAAGAGAAGAAAATAGACTTCGTGAGCTAAAAGAAAGAGAAGATTTTATTAGAATAATGAATATGGTTCTTAGTAAGGAGATTGATAAATGACAAGAAAAAATTTCTCCTTATCTGATTTCTATTGCACAGAATGTGGCAAGAAAGGTTTAAGTATCCCAAGAAAGCACGGACAAGCAAGAGAAACTGGGCATATTAAAGATTTATTATGTATATATTGCAACAAGAGGACAAAGCATATAGAAGTTTCTGAAACAGGAAGCTATAGTTATTTTGATTTTATTGAAGATTTTAATGATGGAGTGTTTAAAGAAGATGGAGAGGAATAATACATTATATATAATATGCGGAGTGCCTGGATGTGGCAAGAGTACATATATAAAAAATTTAATAACAAAAGCACAAGAAGAGAATGATAATTCTATGCTCTGGGTATCAAGAGATGAAATAAGATATAGTTTGTTTGGTGGAGAAGAAAATATTACTTTAGATAATTATTACTCTAAAGAAAATCAAGTTAGAGCTAATTTTTATGAAATTGTAAATAAAGGTTTGATGGCGGGCTTCAACGTCTTTGCAGATGCAACAAACCTGACTCCCGCCTCAAGAAAAGGGTTGTTAAAAAGAATCTACGCTAAGCATAAAGATAATGTTGCAATTGTAGTAACAACTCCATTACCTATTTGTCTTGAAAGAAATGAAACGAGAGAAGGAATAAGAAAAGTTCCATCAGAAACTATTAGAAAGATGTGGGATTCATTTCAGATTCCAACTTGTGATGAAGGCTTTAGTAAGATAATATATATAGATAAAGATGGTAATACAGAAAATATAGTACAATAGGAGAAACTTATGGATTGGTTTACAGCAGATTTACATTTCTGTCATTCAAAACCTTTTATTTATAGTCCACGCGGCTTTATGTCTATTGAAGATATGAATAATACAATAGTAAAGAACTTTAATGAAATTGTTAAATGGGACGATAATGTATACATACTTGGTGATGTAATGTTAAATAATAATGATGGCGGGATGCGGCTACTGAGGCAGCTTCCAGGCAAGAAATTTATTATAGCAGGTAATCATGATACAGACGCTAGAATAGAATTATATAAAAATGAGCCTAACGTGCAGTATTTAGGCGCCGCCGCCAGATATAAATATAAAGATTATCATTTTTATTTATCACATTATCCTACTATTACGCAGAATTTTGATGATAGCAATAAGCCACTTAAGAAACGTATTTTTAACTTAAGTGGACATACACATAGTAAGGATAAATGGGATAGCAGAGCAGATAGTTATAATGTTGCTCTTGATGCACATGAGAATTATCCAGTATCTATTGAACAAATAATATCAGAAATAAATGAAAGGTATCATACGAAATGAAATATAAAGTTATAGAAACATACTCGCGCGAAACTCTTAAAAAAGAAACTGATGAATTTGTTAAACAGTTTGTTGTTAAAATTCAGACACCTATTGGAGTTTTTGAAGGTATATCTACACTTCATCCTGAAGATGTTGAGCGTGAACGTAGATTTTTTGGCTATGAAATAGCAGAAAAGAAGGCGTATATTAAGGCACTAAAGAAACGTGCACGTCAACTTACAAAAGAGAAAGGTGAAGCTGCAGCATATAATACGAATAAAGAAATTGGAATTTGCACTCTTAGTTTATATGCTTTAATTAAAACTACAGATATTATTTTGGACAAAATAAAGAAATAATCATTTCTTAACTTTTAATAAATATATCAAGATTAAGAAAGGTATTTTTTATGAAGAATAAAATTTATAAAGGTATCTTAATTGGAGCTATTGGTTATCCAATATTTCAAGAATTTCTAGGTATTCTTGGTTCATTATCTCAGCTTGTACAAAATAAGCTAGATTTAGGTAGTGCTAAACTTGCTAAAGAGGCGCAAGATTTAGTGACGCCCGCCACAGAGCAAGAAACTCAATGCATTGGTTTCCAATATACTCCGTCAGAAGAAGAGTGCTTGGAGGAATGTAAGAAATGAAAAAGTTAAGTACATCAAAAATTTTGATTGCTTTCTTGTTTCTCAATTGCACAGTCATAGAGTTATTCACAATGTTTACAACTTTAAAGAGTTTTGATTTAGCAAAGTCAACTGGTCTTCCAGTTGACTTTTCGCCGTTATTAGCCCTTATTGGAGCGGTGGTCGGTGAAGTAATAGGCTATGCAATTTATTCATTGAAAGCAGCAAAAGAAAATAGTAAAGGCGGGATTGTGTATGATACCGCAATGAAAGAGACAAAAGGAGAAGATGATTTATGTTAACACAGGTAGGACTCTATATTTTAGTAGCTATTATTGCAGGCGCAATTGGTTGTATTTTTTCAATTATAGCTGGTAAGCTAAGTGAAAATGGAATGGAAACAGTTAAAAACTGGCTTTGGTATGCAATCTTCCAAGCTGAATTATTTTATGGCGGGAAGACAGGTCCTCTGAAGCTGCAATCTGTATATAATGAGTTCGTAAAAATTTTCCCTAAAATTGCAAAGAAAATTAGCTTTAATACTTTTTCTAATTTAGTTGATAGCGTATTAGAAAATGTAAATGAAATAATTAAAGATAATGAAGCAATTCAAAAAATTATAAAGGATTATGAGAGTTTTAAGGAGGAGCAAAGAAATGAAGTATAGTAATGGTAAAGTGCCTTTAATTTGTATGATGACACAGAGCACTTGCTATAGAAATACTCGTAATATGGCTATTAAGGGTATTCTTTGGCACAGCACAGGAGCAAACAATCCTAATGTAAAAAGATATGTTCAGCCAGATGATAATGCAAAAGATAAGGCTGAATTATTAAAATTAATAGGTAAAAATATATATCATAATGATTGGAATCACACCAGCAGACAAGCTGGTGTTAATGCTTTTATTGGTAAACTTGCTGATGGCACTGTAGAAACAGTGCAGGTAATGCCTTGGGTATATAGACCTTGGGGCTGTGGTTCTGGTAAAAATGGTAGCTGCAACAACGGTTGGATACAATTCGAGATAGCAGAAGACTCGCTTAAGGATAGAACCTATTTCGATAAAATATATAAAGAAGCGTGTGAATTGACTGCATATCTCTGCAAGACATATAACATTGACCCTAAAGGTACTGTTAAGTATGGTAGATTGAATGTTCCAACTATATTATGTCATAAAGATAGTGCCAATTTAGGTCTTGGCTGCGACCATGTTGATATTTACCATTGGTTCTTAAAATATGGTAAGACAATGGAAGATGTTAGAAATGATGTAGCTAAATTACTTAATGAAAGACCGGGAGAATATTATGACGGACCTTATCCTACACTTCCAAAGCGCGGATACTTCAAGCAAGGAGATAAAGGTGTAGAAGTTGGTAAACTTCAGAAATATCTCAATTGGTTTGGTAATTATGGACTAGCTGTTGATGGTGATTTAGGACCTAGATCAGTTGCAGCTGTAAAAGCTTTTCAGAAAGCTGTTGGTATTACAGCTGATGGGTTATTTGGCGGGGTTTCCCTTGCGGCAGCTAAAAACTATTGTAAATACTAAAAATTTTAAGGCGTTCCTAAGAACGCCTTATTTTTTTTGCCTTTTTTAAAAATTTATGATATAATATATGTGAAAGTAAAAATATGGAGAAAATTTATGAAAGATTATAAGATAATTGAATTTTACACAGATGGAAGCGCAGCACCTAATCCGGGTCCAGGCGGTTTTGGAGTAGTAGCTATTGAGACTACCTACGTAGATAACGCGCACGCCACAAAAGAAATTATTTATAGCAGAAAAAGTACAAGCAATGAACCTACTACTAATAATAGAGAAGAATTGAAAGCTATGATTAATGCTCTTGAATATGTAAATAAATTTCTTGCTAAAAGAATAAGAAATGAAAATATTTATAGCGTTATTATTCATAGTGACTCATCTTATGTTGTAAATACTTGTAACAACTGGATTGGTAGTTGGGCGAAAAATGATTGGCGCAATAGTAAGAATGTGCCTGTGCAAAATGTAGATTTGCTTATACAGTTGAATAAGGAACTACATAATTATCGAACTCAATTTAATAGTAATACACAGTTTCCTTTTGTATATGCAATTCAAAAAGTTACTGGTCATGATTGCGTGGCGGGCAACGAGTATGCGGATGCCTTAGCAACGAATAATGCTAAGAAGCTTGATGAATGGTATGATAAAATGCTTAAGATATAAGGAGATAATATGATAGAGACATTATATTTAAAAGGTAATGATGGTCTTAGTGCCTTAACTATTGATGAAAATAATGCTGAAGAGATATATAAAGAATTAAAGAAAGTAGCAAATTTAATTAAAGAAAAATTTAATATAATTGATTTTGATGAAGGAGAAGATGATGGCAGATAAGTTATATGATAAGTCAAGTATTGAACATCTATCCCCGCTTGAGTTTACAAGACTTAAGCCAGGAGTTTATTGTGGTGATACTACTTATAGCACACAATTACTAGTTGAAATAGTATCTAATGCTGTCGATGAATATAGACTTGGGCATGGCTCAACTATTACAGTTGATATAGCAGGAACTACAATTTCAGTAATAGATAATGGACAGGGCTTTCTTGTTAATCAAAAGATGGAAGGTACTGATATGACCATTCTTGAAGCTGCATTTAGTGAACTTAATACTTCTGGTAAGTATCGTGAAGATGGTACTTATGAAGGAACTTCATTAGGTAGTTTTGGTATAGGTAGTAAGATAACTACATATCTTTCACATTGGCTAGATGTAACAACTTGTAGAGATGGAAAGTCAGAAAATATTTTATTTGAAGAAGGCGTTTTTAAGAAAAGAACAGTAAATACAGGACATAAAGATAGTCAGCATGGAACTAGAGTTACATGGCAACCTTCAGAACAATTTTTTACTCACCCTGAAGTAGAAATGAATAAAGTAAGAAGTTTGTTTAAAACTATAGTTTGTCTTTGCCCTGGCTTAACTATTAAATTAATTGACAATGGTAAAGAAGAAAATTTTTATTCAAAGAATGGGCTTAACGACTTGGCGGACGCCGCTATTGGAGATGCCGAAATAATTAAGAACAGACTTGAAATAAAATTTGAAAATAATAAAAATAAAATGGATATGGTATTAACTTATACTGATAAGTATAGTTCTACTATTGTTCCATATGTTAATACAGGACTTACAGATAGTGGCCCACATATAACACAGATTAAAACTGTTATTACTAGAGAGTTTAATAAATTCTTTAGAGAAAAGAAATGGTTAAAAGATAAAGAAGAAAATTTAACAGGTGATGATATTCAAGAAGGTATGTATATTGTATTTAATATCACTACCTCTGGTGTGTCATATGATGCGCAGGTTAAAAGTCGCATCACAAAGATTGATATGTCACCATTCACGCAAGCTCTTGTAGAGAATTTGCAGATATGGTTAAATCAGAATGAAAAAGAAATTAAAGCAATTGCTGATAAGTCAATTAACGCGCGCAAGGCTCGTGAGGCTGCTAAAAAAGCAAGGGACGCCGCAAGAAATAAAACTAAGAAAAAAGAAAAAGTTGTTAAGTTTGATAGTAAACTAGCAGATTGCTCTAGTAAAGATAGACAGAAATGTGAAATATTCATCACAGAGGGCGATAGTGCATCTGGTGGTATGAAATTGGCAAGAGATAATTCATATCAAGCTGTACTTCCAGTTCGAGGCAAGATACTTAATTGTCAGAAAGCAACTATTGCACAGATACAAAAGAATGCTGAGATTATGACAATGCTAGAAGCATTTGGTTTAGAGATAGATGTAAAGAGTATGAAAGTTATCTATAATGAGTCTGACCTCAGGTATGGAAGTATCATTATAGCTAGTGATGCTGATGTAGATGGCGCGCATATTAAGAACTTATTCTACACTTTTATATGGAACTTCGCACCTGAACTTATCATAAATGGACATATATATGCATCTCAACCTCCACTTTATAAAGTTACTTTTGCTGGAAATAAAGGATATAAATACATCAAAAATGATGAAGAACTTGAAAAGTTTAGAGAAGCAAATAAAGGAACGAAGTATGAGGTAGGGCGCATGAAGGGCCTTGGGGAAATGGATCCTGAAGAGCTTGAAGAAACCATGCTGAATCCAGATAATAGAATTATTAAGCAAATTACTATGGAAGATATGGGTAAAGCAAAAAGATTATTTGAAGATTTAATGGGTGATAAAGTACTTCCAAGAAAAGAATATATTGAGAAACATAGTGAAGAAACCTATTATAATCAGGAGTGATAAAAAAATGGAACAAAAATTAATAGATATTATGTTTGAAATAGGTTTAATGATTCATACACATGAATGGTTTAAAGACAAAAATAATGAAGAAGTATGTGAATGGATTAGAGAACAATTAGATGGGTGTGGTTTTCATACTGAACCATGTGGAAGTAGTTGGGGTGTATTAATCAATAGGAGAAAATAAATGCAGAATGAATATGTTGAATATATAGGAGATTTAAATGGTAAAGAATGTTATGTTCATCATACTGCTGACATAACAAAAGAATTAGGGCAGAATTTTATTGAATACGCTGTTGCGGTTAATACAGACCGTGCGATACCTGATGCTAAGTCTGGATTAAAGCCCGTAGCAAGACGACTTTTATGGTGTGCAAAGGCTATCACTAAATGTCCTTCTAATAAGCCGCATATAAAAAGTGCAAGATTAGTTGGTGATGCTATGGGTAGATTACATCCTCATGGTGATAGTTCATTATATGGAACTCTAGTAAGATTATCACAGCCTTGGGAGATGCGTTATCCACTTTTTGACTGGCATGGTAATAATGGCAACCAGATTGGTGACGGTCCAGCTCATATGCGTTATACAGAGTGTAGATTAGCTCCTATTTCAGAAGATGGTATGCTTAAACATATGGAAACTAATAATGTAGATTTCATTCCTACATTTGATGAAAGTGATGAGGAGCCTGTAACCCTCCCCGCCATATTTCCTAATCTATTATGTAATCCAAATGCTGGAATTGGTGTTGCTAAGGCTTGTTCTTGGGCTAGTCATAATTTAAAAGAAGTATATGAAGCTATTAAAGATTATCTCGATGGAAAAGAGCCTATGCTTCCTGGTCCAGACTTCCCAACAGGCGGCACTATCATAAATGGTAATGATGTTCCTAATATAATGAAAACTGGACATGGTAGCGTTAAAATTAGAGGTAATTATAAAGTA